GGCATATCTCCACGCCGGGATACAAGGACGAGTTCTCTCCGCTCTCCGGCTGGCACATCGAACGAGGCGCGCCGCCGAAGCCGATCGGTGCGATGTGGCTCCGGCTCTCGGTCGAGCGTCGATACGAACCGAACGACCACAAGCGGATTCGACTCGATGTCGCGGAGGCACTATGACGCCGAAGAAGAATCCGGAAGGAAAGCCGTCGAAGGAATTGATCCGAGCGGTTCGCCACGCGATCGGGATGCTCGTCGAGGAAGCGAACGCGGATGCGGTCGTGGTCTGCGTCACGAGGCACAAGAGGAACCAGACGGAATCGTTCGCGTATCCCTACGGAAACCTCCACGCCTGCCGTGGTCTCGTCGAGTACGCTTTCTCGGAATTGTGCTTCGACCCTGAAGAGGAGGAGGAGGAAGAAGAGGAATCAGAGGAGGACGCCGCCGATGACGATGACGAATGATGAGAACGAATACGCGAGGGATCTCGCCGGTCGCTTCGGTCCCGGAAATAAGGGAGGACCGGGACGGAAGCCGGGGACGAAGGTTCCATCGTTGAAGTCCGCGATCATCCGACGGATCGAGGAGTCGTATCGCGAAGAGGACGGTCGATCTCTCGTCGATGCTCTCGCGACGGTCGCTCTCCGCCTCGCTGGAGAAGGCGACTTTCGATTCTGGAAGGAGATCATTGATCGACTCGATGGTCCGGTGAAGCAGCAGATCGAGCAGGACTCGACCGTGTTCATCGAGCGACTCAGCCGAAGAGCCAAGACCGAAGACGAACCGGAGACCGACGACGATGGCAGCATTCCGACTGACTGAAACCGGCAACGTGATGACGATTCAGCAGGGAGCGACGTTCTCGCTTTCGATCAACTACGCCGCCGTGGCGGATCTGTCATCAGGCTACTCCGCACGGATGCAAGGCAGAACTACGCACGACGCATCTTCGACGATCTTCAGCCTGACCTCATCCGATGGGATCACGCTCGGCTCGTCGAATCCGAATATCGTCGTGACGATCGCCGCGACAGCGACCGATGACTTCGACGCTCCATCGTCCGGTGTCTACGATCTCGAACTCGTGCAAGGCTCGAACGTCTACCGAATCCTCGAAGGCTCCTTCGAGATCACGCCGGAGGTCACACGATGACCGACGTATCTGTCACCTCTACGCCGTACGAAATCTCGGTCAGCGATGACGGATCTCTGGTTACGGTCGCCTCGACTGGTCCCGCCGGTCCCGCCGGATCTGCGTTCACGCCAGCCGCCGATAGCGGAAGCGGCTCGTCGGTATCGAGTTCGCTCACGGTTGCTGGAACCGCTCCGATCTCTACGACCGTCTCCGGTACAACGATCACGGTCACGCATGACAACGCGACTGGATCAGGAACAGCGACGAGTTATCCGGGTGCGATTACCGTCGATGCCAAGGGACACGTTCTGAGCGTCGGATCGTCCTCGACGCCAGCCTTGCCAGCGAACAACCTGAGCGATCTGGCGAACGCGGGAACGGCTCGAAGCAATCTCGGACTCGGAACCGCTGCGATCGTTGACACGGGAACAGGCTCGTCGAATGTGATCCTCGGCAACGATGCAAGGCTGACCGACGATCGAGACCCCAACGCTCATAGTGCGGACAAAGTTACGAGCGGCACGCTGGGCGTCGATCGCATCCCAACCCTATCGCTGTCCAAGATCAGCGACTCCGGAACTGCCGCAGGGTTGGCGGTCGGAATTAGCAACACGAACGTCTTGCAGGCAGACGCAAATGTTTTAGATGATGATTTCCTCCGTGTGGCTGGAACAAAGGTTGAAGGCCGGAGCGCATCCGAGACGCTTTCAGATATCGGTGCTGCTGCTGCAAGCCACAACCACGCGGCTGGCGACATTACCTCGGGAACCCTTGCAGTCGCTCGCGGCGGCACGGGATTGACCTCGCTCTCAACCCTGCTCAACTCGAACCAAGCGTATAGCGACATCAGCGGAACGCCCACGCTGGGAACGGCTGCACCGCTCGCGGTAGGCATCAGCAACACCAACGTGCTGCAAGCGGATGCGAATGTCGCAGACGATGACTTTCTTCGGGTCGCCGGTACGCAGATCGAAGGCCGAACGGCAGCCGAGACGCTGAGTGACATTGGAGCGCAGGCCGCACTGACGTTTGGTAAATCGAGCGGCAACAGTATCAAATCTGAAGCCGCTTTGGATACCAACGATTTTCTCCGCGTTGGAACTACCCATGTCGTGGGAAGAACCAACGCCGAAGTGCTGTCTGACATCGGAGCAGCGGCTGCCGCTCACACTCACGAGGACTCCTACGCGATGTTCATCACCGCACCAGCGGACAAGGCTTCGCCCGGCTATGTCGTAGATGCTAGGGTCGCTTCGGCTCGAACGATCACGAACTTCTACGCGAAGACGGAAAGCGGTTCGTGCGTTGCAACGCTTCGGAACATCACTGACAATGTTGAGATCGCATCGGTCACGGCGAACTCTACCGGAGCGTCGGACGCCTCGCTGCTGAATACGGCTGTCGCGGAGAACGAGCGAATCGGCGTCGTTATCTCAAGCAACTCAAGCGGGGTCGATCTTCAGATCGTCGTGGAGTACACCGCCTAATGCCATTCGTGAACGTGATACAAGCGGCGTCAAGCACGACTGACTGGGACACGCACCAAGTCGGTGCGTTCTTGATTCCGAAACTGGACACGAACGGATTCATTCGTGATTACGATCACCAGTTCCCTCTCGATTCTGCTTACATCGCAGTCGGACGAATGAATGTGAGCAGTGCCGCGACTGCCCCGTTCAACTACACGACAGAGGGCGATTACGGTTCTGGCGCGCATCAAGTGAAAGCCCCGCCATACGCGGCGGTCTGGGTGTCTTCCGAGACGGGAGCCAGTAGTGGTTATGGCCGTCCCGATGCCGGGTGGCGCGTATACAAGCGGAACGGATACTCTGACGGCACGGCGGAGGGAGGGACTCCAACTTCCGCTGGCCGAGCGGTGTACATCGCGCACGCTTGGAAAAGCGGCGTAGACAATGACGACGGATATCTCGGTCTCGGTGGCACCGACACTTACCCGTTCTTCGTGGTGAATCTCGATGACTACAGTGGCACGACGGGATCAGGCGGGACCGATGACTGGACCGATCCGTTCGACTGGTCATCACCGAAGTACACCATGACGGCGACGGTGAACGATTTCAGTTCTGGGCAGATGTACGTCAACAGCCCCTCGGAATCGGGCGCAACGGCAGATTGGGAAGTCCACACCTATCCACCGTTCCGAGGTGGATCGACGTATGTATTTATTTTGATGAAGGTTTCGAGCGGCGGATCATTTTCCTCCGGAAACGACTTCTTCGACAAGACGAAACTTCAGCACGCGAGACTCCGAAACACGACGAGCGGGAGCGAGTACGACATCTGGGATTCCGCGAGTGGATCAGCGGCGGACATATACACCAAACTCGTCTTCGGAGATTCAAGCACGAACGAACCGTGGGGAACGGGAACGCTGTTCTACCTCCGGTGGGTTTACAACACCGGCGACGGCACCACGACCTACGCCAAGTTCTCCGACGGCGACACTATTCAACTCGACCTTTACTACACCGATGACACATAAGGAACAGCCCGATGGCATCCGACAGAATTCAAAACTTCGCACAGATCGAGACCGCTCTCAACACGATCTCCGGACGCATTCAGCGTCTCGGGATGGTGTACAAGGAAGTCACTGGCAGAACTCCGACCGATGACATGCTGATCGACGAACTGATCGCAGCGGCTTCTGTTCTTACTGCGGCAGCGACTGCGTTGAAGTCGGTCGCTTACGATCCGACGCCGCCTCCCGAAGATCCGGAAGCACCGTGATCTCGGCACGGTAGGCTTTGCGATCTGATACGCTCGAAGAAGAAAGGACCGACAACATGCAGACCGAGACCGTTCCGATCGACTCGATCTCGACTGACCCGGCGAACGCAAGGAAGCACGACGAACGCAACCTCGCCGCGATCCGCGACTCGCTCCGGGCGTTCGGACAGCAGAAGCCGATCGTCGTCGATGAACGCGAGATCGTCGTCGCCGGGAACGGCACGCTCGAAGCGGCGAAGCGTCTCGGCTGGAGCGAGATCGCGATCGTCCGAACGACGCTCGACCAGACGCAGGCGACCGCGTTCGGTATCGCGGACAACCGCACCGCCGAACTCGCGGAGTGGGACGACGAGGTGCTTCGCTCTCTTCTCGACTCGATGGACGATGACACTCGCGATCTGCTGTCGTTCTCCGTTGAAGAAATGGACGCTCTGAAGATCCCGGACTTCGCGGCGGTTACGGCAGACGAGCAGTCGAAACTCGACGAGAAGAACCCGACAAAATGCCCGGAATGCGGCCATGAGTGGACGGAGTGAACTTCGACTTGACTGGTGCTCGAACGAGGCGGCCACATACGCCTGCACTCGGTGGCATTATTCTCGATCAGTTCCGTCGTGGAAGAAGTCAAGGATCGGAGTGTGGGAACGCGGCGAGTTCATCGGATGCCTAGTCTTCACGAATCCTATGCCTCCGACCGTGAAACGATTCCGATGCAAGAACACCGAGATCACCGAACTTGCTCGCGTCGCTCTTCGAGACCACAAGTCCCCGGTCTCCCGCATGATCGCGATCGCCAGAAGGATGCTTCTGAAGGTGAATCCTCGTCTTCTCGTTTGCGTCTCCTACGCGGACACCGCGCAGGGTCATCACGGCGGCATCTATCAGGCGAGTGGGTTCGGATACTACGGAGCAGGAAAGGGTACAAGAGAATTTCTGATGAATGGAAAATGGCACCACGCTCGCTCGATCGGTCAGGACATCAAAAGCGGGAAACTGCCTCAGTCTGCTTGGAAGTTGCCCCACCGCGAATCTGGAGCGAAGCACTGTTATGCTCGGTTGCTCGGATGCGATCGAGGCTATACGATCCCAATGGAACCGAAGCCGTTCCCCAAACGCGTGCGAAGTGAAACCAGCGACACGCCGGAAGTCCATTCCGGAGAGGACGGTGCAACTCCGATCCGCACGCTCCATCCGTGATCGTCCAGATCGAACCAATCGAAGACGCGCTTCACGCCGGGCAGCGTCGCGTCCTCGACGAGTCCGCTCGGTTCAACGTCCTCGAATGCGGTCGCCGCTTCGGGAAGACTCATCTCGGTATTCAACTCGCGATCGACTACGCGATCGACGGCAAGGAGGTCGGCTGGTTCGCTCCGACCTACCGCTACCTCGCCGACCCGTGGCGAGACGTCGAGCGAATCCTCGCGCCTGCGATCGTGAAGGCTGATCGCGTCGAGCGTCGGTTCGATCTGGTCTCCGGCGGGACGATCGACTTCTGGTCTCTCGATTCGGTAGACGCGGGACGAGGACGCCGCTACGACCGCGTGATCATCGACGAGGCCGGGATCGTCCGGGATCTCGGTCCGGCGTGGCAGGAGACGATCAGAGCGACGCTCGCGGATCGTCAAGGCGATGCGTGGTTCCTTGGTACGCCGAAGGGACGATCGTTCTTCCACCAGTGCTTTGAGCGGGGTCAGATCGGCGACGGCGGCTGGAAGTCATGGAGGCTGCCGACGACGACGAACCCGACGATCCCGGCGGAAGAGATCGAAGCCGCTCGGCAGGAACTCCCGACGCATGTCTTCGAGCAGGAGTTCCTCGGCATCCCGGCGGACGACGGCGGGAACCCGTTCGGACTCGACTCGATCGCCGCGTGCGTCTCGCCGCTCTCGACCGACCCCGTGGTCGCGATCGGGATCGACCTCGCGAAGTCGGTCGATTGGACCGTCGTCGTCGGTCTCGACAAGGATGGGAAGGTTGCGATGCTCCATCGCTGGCAAGGACCGTGGGCGGAGACGGAGAGGAAGATCCTCGAACTCCTCGGCGACGCTCCATCCCTGATCGACTCGACCGGCGTCGGTGATCCGATCGTCGAAGGTCTCCAGCGGAAGTCGCCTCGCGTCGAGGGATTCAAGTTCTCCGCGACCTCGAAGCAGCAGATCATGGAAGGACTCGCGTCCGCGTTTCAGACGCGAAGAGTCGCGATCCCTGACGGCTGGCTCCGCGTAGAGTGTGACACTTTCGAGTATACCTACACGCGAACAGGCGTTCGCTATGAGGCTCCGTCCGGAATGCACGACGATGGAGTCTGCGCGTTGGCTCTCGCTCTTCGATGCCTCGATACGTCAGCCCGCTCCGGGTTCGACTTCAGGATTCTATGACCATGCCGATCGGCGATCTCTTCGGACTCCTTCGCAAGCGGCAGACGACGCCGGACAAGTATCTCGCATCGAGCGTGAACGTCGTCGGAGCCGGTGGACAACACGGAGCGAAGCGTCCGGACTTCTCGCAACAGCGAGGGATCTCCTCGTTCCGATCGTGGGTCTACGCCGCTGCGTCAATCAACGCGAACGCCGTCGCCGCTACGCCGCTCCGCCTCTACTCCGCAAAGGAAGAGATCGGTCGCGTCGCCTCTCGTTCTGTCTCTCGTCATCGGAAGGCGTATCTCTTCGGCGACGGTCCCGGCGATCAGCGACCATCGACGTCGGTTCTTCGCAAGGCGGCGATGTACGGCGACGAGATGCAGGAAGTCGTCGATCATCCGATCCTCGATCTCCTCAACTCCGCGAACCCGTACCTCAACGGCTTCGATCTCTCAGTTCTTCGCGTCCTCTACGGCGAACTCACTGGCAACGCCTACCTGCATCCGATCATCGACGAGGCAACCGGATACCCGATCGAACTCTGGCCGCTTGCTCCGCAGCATGTCGAGGTGATTCCCGACGAAGACTCGTTCCTTCAAGGGTACGTCTACGGCGTAGACACTCAGCACAAGCAGATATTCGAGCCTGATGAGGTGATCCACTTCCGGCGACCGAATCCGGGAAACCTCTTCTATGGGATGGGCAAGGTCGAAGCGGCGTTCGGCGTGATCGCGTCGAACGAGGCTCTGCATCAGATGGACCTTGCGACGTTCCAGAACTCGGCGCGTCCAGACTACGCGGTCGTGGTGAAGGGAACGCCTACAGGAGACCAACTCGACCGCTTCCAGCAGCAAGTCGAGAACCGACTTCGAGGCACGCGAAAGGATGGGAACTTCATCACGGTCACGGGCGACGTCCAGTTCACGCCGCTCAACTTCCCGCCGAAGGACATCGCCGGACGCGAGGAGATCGTCGAGGAGATCGCCGCTGTCTTCGGCGTCCCGGTCTCGATGCTCAAGGCGAACGATCCGAACCTCGCGTCTGCTCAGACCGGATTCGCCCAATGGCGAGAGGGTACGGTCCTTCCGCTCGTTCGCATGGACGAACAGGAACTGAATCAGCGTCTTCTCGGCATGTTCGGACTCGGCGACGAATACTGTCTCGCCTACGATAATCCGGTTCCCTCGGATAAGGCGTTCGAGTTGCAGGAGCGGCAGACGGCGGTCGCTGGCGGCTGGAGAACGCCGAACGAAGCAAGACTCGAAGAAGGACGCGAGCCGATCGAGAACGAATTCGCGGATCAACTCCTCATCGGCGGTCAGCCTCTCGGCGGCGCGCCTCCGATGGGCGGCGGGATGCTTGCGATGGACGAGCCGGAGCCGCCTTCGATCATCGAGCCGCCAGAGACGGACGTCGCGTTCGCCTCTTCGCTCCTTGAATCCCTTCGGAGTCGAACGCTCTCTCGGTACTCGGTCGTGAAGATGCTTCAGGGATGCGGATTCTCGCGAGCCGTCGCCGAGCGAATGGTCGAAGCCGAGGAGAAGGCGACCGAGAAGATCGTTCCATCGTGCAGCGATGAATCCTGCGGATGCGAAACGAAAGCGATCGACGACGTTGATCTGAAACCAACCGAAGAGATGGCCGCTCTCGCCGAGCGTGGTCTTCGACTTCGGGACGAGTTCGGGCGCGGCGGCACGCCCGTGGGAGTCGCGCGCGCTCGCGACATACAAAACCGAGCGAACCTCTCCTCGGAGACGGTTTCCCGGATGTCGTCATTTTTCGCACGCCATCGCGTCGATCTCGACGCTCCTGCTGCCGATCCCGATCATGACGAATACCCTTCCGCCGGTGTCATCGCGTGGCTACTTTGGGGAGGAGATCCCGCGAACCCGGACAAGGCCGGTGCCGCGTGGGCAGAGAGGAAGGTCGAAGAGATCGACCGAGCAAGCGAGAAAGCGATCGAGCCGATTGAGATCGAGAAGGTCTACGAGTGGCCGAAGTCGGTCAGGAAGTACCGACTCGGCATCGAGGGTCTGCCGGGCGACTTTGCTCGCGTGAAGGCGGAGGAGGGAGAACCGTCCGCCGACGAGGATATTCGAGAGGACGAGAAGCGGACTCCGGCGATGGCGATCGCCTCGACCGTCTCCGGCGGTCTCGCGGAGGTCCAGAAGACAATGATCGCGGCGATCCAGTCCGGCGAGATCGCCTCGACTCCCGCGAAGGCGGAAGGTGGTCGAAACGCCGAGATCAGAAAGATTCTGAAGTCGCTCGCCGGTCTCGAAGGGAAGATCCTCGACGATCTGGTCGCTTCGATCTCGCAAGCCGCAGCAGGCGGAGGATCGGCGGGGATGGCTCGCGTGAACGAACTCCTCTCCGGAACCGGAGCGGGAAAGGTCGGCTCTCCGGCGGTCTCCGAGGCTCTGGCGAAGGCGATCGAGAAGCGAGCCGGGCTGATCGCGAAGGCGGTCGTCGAGGATACGGTGAAGCGATTCGTCGGAAGCCTCGATCTGACGTTCTCGATTCAGGATGAGGTCAAGCGACTACAGACGCTCGGCGACCTCTCGCCGTCGAGAGCCGAGACGATCGCTCGAACCGAGTCGGCGAACGCCTACCACGAAGGACAGATCGACGCATGGAAGGAATCCGGAGCCGTACGCGAGAAGCACTTTCTGAAGGCTCCCGGTGCTTGTCCGTTCTGCGATGCCGTCGAGAAACGATACGGAGAGAGAGCGAAGGCTCTCGCCGTCGATGCTCCGATGGTACGCGGCGGTGAGACAATCACGGCGAATGGGAAGACGCTCACTCCGAAGTTCGATAGTCCCGGCATCGTTCACCCGAATTGCCGATGCGACTTCATTCCAGTCATCGAAGGAATCTGATGCAACGAAAGACCCTCAACGCTTCCGTCTCGAAGGCGGGACCAAAGATCGAAGCGACGATCTCGACCGAGACGATCGACCGCGACGGTGAAGTTCTGATCGCTCAAGGTATGGACGCGACGGAGTTCTCCGAGAACCCGGTCGTGTTCTATAACCACGACTATGCACAGCCGATCGGTCGAGTGACCGACCTCCGTCGATCAGAGAAGAAGATCGACGCGACGATCGAGTTCGCTCAACGTCCGGAAGGGTTTGAAGGAGCCTACTTCCCGGAGTTCGTCGAGTCGCTCGTCGATCAGGGAATCGTGAAGGGTATTTCGGTCGGCTTCATTCCGACGCCGGGCGGCGTCCGCAAGGCATCGACGAAGGACCGGGAAGACTACGGCGAAGATGTCCGGAACGTCTTCTCGAAGTGGAAACTGCTGGAGGTCTCCGTCGCTCCGCTCCCGGCGAATGGATCTGCTCTCGTCTCAGCGGTACGGAAGGGTCTCGTCGATCGAGATTCGGTAGAGCGGTGGCTCGACTTCGTTCCGAACGTCTACACGATCGAGATCGAGGTTCCGAAGCAGGGAGCAATCGAACGACTTTCGAGAATATAAACAGCGACGAGAAGCCGATGATCTGGACGGGTAGCCGATAGGGCTGGACCGAGAGGCCGGAAGTGAAGCGTCGATCTTATTTCAACCACGAACAAGGAATCGAAACATGCGACAGGTGAATCTCGCCTCGCTCAAGAACGAACTTCAGACCCTCGCCGATCAGGTCGGCGAGAAGCGGTTCGGTGTAGCGAAGGCTCTGTATCTCGAAAAGGTGATGGTCACGGATGAAGACGGCACTCCCGTCGCCGCCGAAGACCTCGAAGTGATCCTCGCTCCGAAGATGGTCGAGGGAGAAGACGAAGAAGAGAAGGCCGTCGAAGACGAAGAAGAAGCGAAGGCCGAAGAAGACGAAGAGGAGAAGGTCGCCGCAAAGTCGATCGCTCCTACTTTCCGCAAGGGTCTTCGACAGACCGCTGCTGCTTCCGCTCCTTCGATCGTTCGTCCGAAGATGTACGGCTCGCTGAAGAACTTCAAGGACGACTCGAACGGCGAAGCCTTCAAGAAGGCCGAGCGATTCGGTCGGTGGCTTCTCGCGCAGCGAGGACACCACAAGAGCCTGAACTGGTGCGAGCGAAATGGTCTCGAAGTCAAGGCTCATACCGAAGGCGTCAACTCTGCTGGCGGGTTCCTCGTCCCGGAAGAGTTCGAGACCGATCTGATCAGCCTTCGCGAAGAGTTCGGCGTGTTCCGAAGGAACGCTCGCGTCCGACCGATGGGATCTGACACGCTTCGACTCCCTCGTCGCTCCGCAACTTTGACGGCGAACTTCGTCGGCGAAGCGACTGCTGGCACGGAGTCCACTCAGACCTTCGAGTCTGTCCTGCTCGTCGCCAAGAAGGTCATGGTCCTGACGACCGTCTCGAACGAGTTGAACGAAGACTCGTTCGTGAATTTGGCGGACGATATCGCGGGCGAGGTGGCATACGCCTTCGCGCTCAAGGAAGACGAGTGTGGCTTCATCGGCGACGGCTCTTCGACCTACGGCGGCATCACCGGCGTTGCGACTGCGGTCGCGGCTGGTTCGGCTGGCGTCAACTACTTCGACGGCGCGCTCACCACCTCGGCGGACATCACGCTTGCTGACGTAAACGCGACGATGGCTCTGCTTCCTGCCTTCGCCGACTCGCCGAATGCCAAGTTCTACATGCACAAGAGCACTTGGCACGGCGGTTTCGAGAAGGTCGCGGCTGCGGCTGGCGGAACCAGCGGTCGAGAGATCCAAGAAGGCTACCGAGGCACTCCGACGTTCTTCGGATACCCGGTCGAGTTCTCTCAGGTCATGCAGTCGGGTACTTACGACGCAAACTCGGCGGTCGCTCTGTTCGGCGATCTCTCGATGGCGGCTTCGTTCGGCGATCGTCGATCGACCGAGGTTCAGATCAGCGACTCGGCTCTGAATGCTTTCGAGCAGGACGAACTCGCCATCCGTGGCACCGAGCGATTCGACATCAACGTCCACGACATCGCTCCGGTTGTCGCTCTCCGGGCCTGATACTTCATACATCTGAGCGGGGGGGCGGTACGCCGTCTCCCCGCTGAAGGGATTTTCAAACATGATTCACGCACAGAACGTGGAATACTTCACAGCGTTGGTCGCCGCCGATCAAACCGGCACGACTCTTTCTTCCGCCATCGACTGCACCGACTGCGATACTGTGACCATCATGGTTCAGTTCGGAGCCATCGCCGCCAGTGGCGACATCACCACCTTCGCTCTCCAGTCCTCCGCGACCAGCGGTGGAACGTATGCCGACGAAACCGGCGGAGCAATCACGGACGCCGTGATTGGAACCGCTGCACTCCCGGCTGCAGACGATGACAACAAGTTGTTCGTCTACGAGGTTGACTGCAAGAAGTTGGCGAACCGATTCCTGAAGGTCAACATCATCGGCCACGGGTCGAACGCTGCTCTCTTCGGGATCAACGGTTACAAGTCCAGAATGAACGAGTCACCGGCAGAAACCGCTACCGGTCGTGGCTGCGAAGCCGTCGTTCGTATCTGACCCTGCTGCTCTTTCCTCCTTTCTTTCGGGCAGTCGATCGGCTTCGGTCGATCGGCTGTCCGGATTGAGAGGCAACTGGAGGACCGATGGCCGTTGACACCTACGCTCTGACATCGCTCACGAATCTGAAGGAATGGATCGGCGTCACTAGCACCGGCGACGATGCGATTCTCGAAGCGGCTATCGACCGAGCGTCGGATGTGATCGAACTGTACTGCGACCGGAAGTTCAAGTCGCGTACCTTCTACGAGTTCGTGCAGCCGAACGGCGAGCGAACCGTGACCGTGGATAATGTTCCGATCATCTCAATCAACTCGGTCGCCTACGGTTCAGCGATCGCGTTCACGGTCGAAAGCGACTCCGCTTCGACGGATGTCCTCGCGACGGTCGGCAACGACGGAAGTGAACTGCGTCTCCGCAAGGTCGCGAGCGATGGGACGGCGACGACTTCCACCGTCGCCTTCTCGTCATACGCTACGACGACGCTGATCGTGAACTACATCAACGCGAGCGTCTCCGGCTGGTCGGCGACGCTGACCGAGAACGCCTACGCTCGAAGCCTCTACCGCTTCGGCGGTCGCGGCGTCATCGACGCTCCTTGCTCCTTCGAGTATCCGAGAGATAACGTCTCCGAGTATCGAGTGGACTACGACACCGGAAAGATCCATCTGATCGCCGATCGCTTTCCCGGTATCCGATCGGATGACGCTTCGGCGAACCGATTCCCGTCCGGGTTCTATCCGGTCTTCGTCGAGTACGACGCTGGGTTCGCGACGATCCCGGACGACCTCGAACAATCGGCGATCGAGATCGCTGCGGATCTCTACCGCGAACGGAAGCAAGATCGAACGCTCGGATCTGAGTCGCTCGGCGACTACAACTACAGCCGGGTGGCGGTCGCCGAACTCCTAACCGCTCGCTGGGACAAGTTGCAGGCATATCGGGAGATTCGATGAGCATCGACAGCCTGATCGCAAAGCACGGGAAGACGATCACGGTGAAGAGCCGGACGGTCTCGAATGATGCGGTCGGCTCTCCGGTTGAAACGTGGACGAGCGTCGTCGGCGTCTATAACGCGATGGTGCAGATCAGCGGAGGATCGGACGCGACGACGGCAGGACGCGAGGGACGACAGCGAACTGCGACGATGTACCTCGTCCACGATCAAGACGGGAAGATCAATATCGAAGACCGGATCGACTACGGCGATGCGGAGTGGGAGATCCGCTCCGTCCGCGTCCCGGACGAACGCGAAGCGACCGATCATATCTGCTACACGATCGTGGACGTCGAGGAGGTGATCCAGTGACGATCCGCGCCAAAGTGAATCATAATTTCAACGCAAATACCGTTGCGAAGGCGTATCGAAAAGAGACGATCGACCTCGTGAACGATGTCGCGACCGGGACACAGAAACTTCTCAAGAAGACCCTGAGCAGAGGCGACGGTCGAACGAATCCCAGCAAGGCCGGGAATCCTCCGCACGTTCGGACTGGCACGCTTCGCAGATCGTGGACGACGAAGGGAAACCGAATCGAGAAGCGATCGAAGTCTGGCGTCCGTCTTCGTCTCGGATCGAATGTGAAATATGCTCGCGCTCTGGAGTTCGGCTATCGACCGAGGAACCTTGAACCAAGGCCGTACCTTGGTCCGACCGTTCGATCGCCGCAGTTGCGGAAGTTCATCGACCAGCGTCTCGCGAAGTCAGCAGCGAAGATCCGATCGACGATCAAGCAGAAAGCGGTGAAGCGATGAGCGTCGATCTGATGAAGGCGATATACACCCGGCTGACCTACGACGCAGGAAGCGGAACGAACCCGCTGCGGACGGCGGTCTCCGATCGGATCTACGCGATCGAGGCTCCTGCGAGAACGACGCTCCCTCTCGTCGTCTACTCGATCGACTCGGTAGACACTGAGCGATTCTTCGGAGGAGTCGTTCGCGAGATCGGATCGTTCACGGTATCAGCCTTTGCGAAGTCGGAGAGCGGTGCTGATTCGATAGTCGATACAGAGAAACTCGTGTTCGATCTACTCGATCAGCAAGGCGTCACGGTGACGAACCACGATCGAGGCTATATTCGCAACCTCTCGCGAGGCGTACCGGAACTCGACGGCGAAGCGTTCCGGGTTGATTCTACTTTCGAGATCGTCGCCGCGATCACTTCCTGAAGGACTTCAGATGGCTTCTACTCTTGCTCACGGTTCGGATGGCACGATCGCAGTCGGCACCGACTTCGAGGCTCAACTCAATACATGGTCGGCAACGCTCACGCGAGCGACTTCGGTCGTCACTGGCTTCGCTGATACGGGACACCGACGACGGCTCTCTGCCGTTCTCGATATCACCGGATCGGCTGGCGGATTCTCCAAGTACGGCGCGGCGACTCATAACCCAACCGGAATCGCGACAAACGCAAGTGGTGTCGGCGGTCTTGTTCTGACCGTCGCGACCGGATGCACGTTCACGTTCGATGCGGTCGTGAACTCGACAGCGTTCGGAGTCACGCAGGACGGCGACTCAACGGTTTCGTTCAACTTCGAGATGAACGACGCAAACGGACCGACCGTCGCATGGGCAGAGTCTTGATGAATCAAGCCGGACTCATTCAAAACAAGATCATCACGCCGAAGTCGAACGACTGGCGTGTGCGGTTCTTCTTCGTGGATGGTTCGACGAAGGTCATCCGGGTTTCGCCCGGCAAAATCTCTGAAGAGAAGGCGATCGAGACGGCGAAGCGTTCGATCAAACTTCTCGACGAATCCGTTCTCGATCGTATCGAGACGGAGCGAGCGGAGTCGATTCAGATCGCTCCGTTCGGAATGGTGAAGAAAGGAAAGTGAATGAATCCGATCCCGATCACGATTGGAGGAGAGACGACGCTCGTCCCTCGACTCCGAATCCAACAGGTCATCGACCTATCGACTCGACGCTTCGAGAAGGATCGTCTTGATCTCGTCGCTGATCTGACCGACGCCGGAGTCGATGCGGAAGAGAGGCTCGCTCAACTCCGAGAGCATCGGAAGGAATGCGGCTTGTCGAGCGTGATCGTTCGATCGGCGTTCTCCGTCGAAGGAGCGATCGGGATCGTGACCGAAGCGATGGGTGGAGAACTCCCGGATCAGTTCGCGTCGATCTCGCCGGACGAGATGAGTCGTCTCGCTCTCGGATGTATCGGTGTCGAACTCGAAGAGAAGGCCGAAGGGAGTGCCGAGGGAAAGGCGCAGGCGTAATCCGAGATTGGATCGCGGAGGCAGCGTGGATCGCGAAGTACCTACCCGGCGTCGGAAATCCGATGTCACTTCCGATCGACGAGTTCAACGAGTATCTCGACCAGATCGTGAAGATGCTCAAGCGTGAATCGGGAACCGGAACGGCGTCGGGCGACCATCGGTCTTTCGTCGATGAACAGATGAGGCGTATTCATGGCTGACTTTGAACTCGAACTCGAACTCACCGCCCGGATCGACGATCTCGAACAAGGGATGAAGGAAGCACAGCGCGCTGTCGAAAAGTCATCGGACAAGATGGAAGAGGCGACGAAGGATGCTTCAGAAGGAGGACTCGAACCGATGATCGCGGCGATCGGGAAGTTCGCCGCCGGTCTGTTTCTTGCCGAAGCCGCATTCAAGATCGGATCGGCTTCTGCTCGTGCGTTCGCGGGAGACACAGAAGCGGCAGCCGCCGCACTGATGAGCATTCCTATCCTCGGTCCGATCATCACGGGCATGATGGAATTCGGCGACTCACTTGAATACGCCAGCGAAGAAGCGTTCAAAGCGAGAGAGAGACTCGCATCGCTCCGCGAAGAAGCGAAGAGTCTCGACGTCACGGTCGGAATCCTCGGAGACCGCATCTCTTCGTTTGCAGAACTCCAGCGTCTGCTTGGAGTTGATGAAGCGACGATCTCCGAAGCGAACTTCGACCGAGAGATGGAACGACTGGAAGCAACGCATAAAGCGAAACTAATGGCGATCGACGCTGAAAGGATGGAGCGTCAGAAGGCTCTCGAAGAAGAGGATATCGGATTCGAGGAACGAAGAAGACTTCAGAAGCAGATCGACGCAGATCGAACCAGAGCGATCAAGGCGGCAGAAGAGACGTTGCATCTTCAACAGAAGATTACCAAAGAGAAGTTGAAGCAAGTTCAGAAGGCTCAGGTCGAAACCGACCTCGCAAAAGAAGCGAAGTTCGTAGCAGATCGACAAGCAGAACTTGACGCTCAAGCAGAAGAACATGCGGCGTTCATGCTTCAACTCGGAGAAGAGCAGAAGAAGAAAGAGGAAGAGCGACTCAAGATCGAAGAGCAACGGCTTGCACTTGCAAAGAAGGTCGCCGCTGCCGAACTTGAAATCGGAAAGGCAAAAGCCGAAGCGGCTTCGAGTATGTCGAAGGCGACCGCCTCCTTCTCGACCGCTGGTGGTTCATTCACGACTGGCGTCTCGGCAGAATTGAATGAGGCAAAACTGCTTACGAAGGTGTCAACTGCATCGAAGGAACTGCTTGCTGAGATCGTTCGCAACACCGCAGGAATTGGAGCCGGTCTCGTATGACTTTCGTCAATGAATTCATGGAGTCTCGTTCGATATCGACGAGCGGCGGACGCGGCAACGGTCGCCGAGTATTCCACGCGAGCGGGTACGCGAATCCCGGACTCGTCTTCGATCTCTTCGGTGCTGGGACGCTTCCGAGAAAATACGATCGACATCCTGACTTCCCCGGCTTGATCGCTCGCGACTTCACGATCACGCTCGTCGCAGGTCACACTGATCTCTGGAAAGTGGAGTGGACCTACGAGCAGATCAGCGGCGGCGGCTTGACCGAACCGGCAGAAGTGCCGGTCGATGAGACTCTTCCGAATGAGGTTCGATACGTCGAGTCTTCCGCCGAGATCCGTGCCGAGTTCGTTCTCGCGTATCGCCGAGGCGTCTCGTATCCGACCGATGGAACTCCGGCGAACGATGAAGTCGAAGTCGAAGGAGATCCGATCGACAAAGGCGGAGTTCCGATCTCGATTCAGAGGAACATTCAAGAGGTCACGCTGACGGAAACCGTGAACGTGCCAGACCTTGACCAGTACCGCGACTTCCGGTTCCTTCGCAACGAGCGACCGTTCCTCGGAATGCCGACCGGGAAGGTTCTGTATCGAGGTGCGTCGGTTCGCCGGACCGGCGTCGATGTCTTCCAAGTCGCTCACTCATTCGTCGAGGACGGCGACTATCATCTTCAGCAAAGTCCGGCGGTCGATCAAGAAGGAGTGCCGTTCCCGATGAAAGATGGACACGCCGAAAAGGTCTACTGGGTTCAGCCGTTCGTTTCGCTTGGCGACTTCCAGCAAATCTCTCCCAACTTCTAGGATCAACGATGGCCGATGAAATCAAAATGACCGCCTCGATCTCGGTTCGAGATACGAACTACTCTGAGTCCTTCAATCCCGGAACGGTGACGATGGACCTTGCTGACGGCAAGGGTTCCGGCGGCGTTCAGGTCATCTCTCATTCTGGTTCTGCTGCGGAAGGCGAAGCGTTCGGAGTGACCGACGCCGCAGTCGGTGGCGTCTTCTACTTCCGCAACACCGACTCGACGAACTATGTCGAGATCGGGTTCCAAGTTTCATCGACGTTCTATCCGTTTCTGAAACTGCTCGCGGGAGAGTACGCGGTCGGGCGACTCGGCAACGCCGCACCGTTCGGTAGAGCGAACACGGCAGATGTGAACGTGCAGTATCGGATTCTCTCTCCGTGACCGATCTCCCTCGCTTCACCGCTGGGTCTCTTGGACCGATTGGATTCAATCAGGTCAACGAGATGATGCGCCGACTGGACGCGCTTCGTCCGCTGATCGAATCGGTGGAGATATCGCAGGAGGGACTCGGCGGAAAGAAAGAAACGACGATGCTCGTCTATGCGAAGCAATCGACGCATCCAGACTTCGCAGGCCGATACGACTGGCGAGAGATTGCGATTCGTCCAAAGTCTGAAGAGGTCGAAACCGAGACCGTCGCTGGCTTTGAAGATGAAGACTGGGACGAGATCGAACTCGATGTCTCGACGAGAGGCGGAGTCGTTCTCGATGAAAAGGGACAAGAGGCGGACACCTACGCGATCTCAGTTGCGGCGTTCAGCGAAGGGTTCGCGTTCTGTTTCGCTCGTCGTTCGCTCGATGGAACTCGTCGATATGTTCTGGTTCCGCTTGCGCCAGAGACTTCGGGCGGCGGAGCGTTCTCGGATCTCTTCCGAATTGAGTCGATAGTTTCGGAAGGCAGTCAGATTCCATATACGACCGGCGGAGGTTCGGCGGCATGCTTCGTCTACACCGCTCGGCGAATGGCTTTCACTCGCCAAGGAAACCAAGTCGCTCTGGCTCAGGAATCGGATGAGGTGTTCATATTCTACGACCTCGGACTTGCGAACGAGAACCACCCGCCGATTTCAACGAGCGCGACACTCACCGCCGTACCGCTTCAAGTCGGCACGTTCTTCCGTGGTAGCGTTGTCGAACTCGCTCCCGGCTTTCAGATCGGATACGTCGCTCTGCCTCCTCGACTCGGAGTGGAATGCCCATAATGAAGAAGCGAAGATACTCAATCGGAACTCTGACGACCGCAGCACAGGAAGTCGTTCGTGCTTCGCCGGGAACAACGATCACGATCGACTCGATCTGGATCATGAATCACTCGTCGGGAAACTCGACGGTCGATATGTATCACGTTCCCTCTGGAGAGTCGGTCGCGGATGACTTCCTTCTCTTTCACGATGTCTCGGCTCGCGCAGCCATCCCGCTCGAATACCGAGACACGAAAATCTATCTCGAACCGGGCGACTCGATCTGGATGTTTGCCGCTGACGCTGCCGCTGTGACCGCGACGTTCTACGGGATCGAATCTTGACCGCGTACATCTCTGCTTGTTGCTGCGGAGGCGAGCCGCCGTCGTGCGGAGATAGTTGCTACGGGTGGGCGACGGTCGCGTTCAATGTCACGAAGACTTGCTCGTGGTCTGGCGAAACGAAACAGAGCGCACTCTGCTCCATTTTTGATCCCAGTCTTGGAAGGGTCAAAACAACAACGCGAGTTGAAGGTGAATACTCGTTCACCGCTTCCGGCATTATCAAGTACAAGTGCGTTGGTTTCTCTGGAGGTCATTCCTTCACCGCCGTGACAACTCCTCCGCTGATTCAAGACAGGCCGAATATTTCTTCGAGCGGAACATCGATGCAGTTCGTTGAACGCAACACGGTCGGCGACTGCAACGACGATGATGATTATTCAAGGACGAACATCAAGACCATTACCGGAACCGGATACATCGACCAGCCGAACTCGATGCGAGGCACCATTGGCGCGGGATTCGGAGATGGGCAGTCCACTTGTGCCGGGACAGATGACGCAAACTTCTACCGGAGAGATGCTACTGCTCGGATCAGTTACGGACAAGAATACTTTGTTGATGACGGGCAATTCGGCGGACCGTACTCCGGGGACGAAGAGTTGTATCTGAGAATGGCGAATCGCTTTCGCGTCGGCAAGGAATACGATCCATGCTCAACGACTCACCGTCCCGAAAAGGCTTGGTCCATCGCCCCGACCGTAGACACGCCGAGACTCTACCTCGGCTTCCAGTTCAACAACCACACGACAGGCATTCAGATATTCAGCGTCGGGACTATTCTCGATGAAGAAGATCCGTGCTGGCGGTTCTTAGATACCTCGATCAATGCAACTCGAAATTTCTTCTGGTCTTCTCCCGACTATTCAGACGTCTACGAGAATGCGACCTTGAATGTCTCGATGGACCAGAGCGTGAACTTCGACACTCTGACCTTGTACGAGGAAGAGCCATGACGGCTTGCGATAATCTCGTCGAAGGAAGATGCTCTCTCGAACTATTCGGGGGATCACCAAGGCCGCAAGATTGCGAGATGTGTGCGGCTTATACTGGGAAAGATCGAGGTCTCGGAGACGTCTTGGCTCGTGGACTTTCGAGACTTGGAGTGGAACGCATCGCTCCGAAGAACTGCCGATGCGGGAAGCGTCGAGCCGCACTGAATAAGATTCTCCCAACAAGGAACCCGTGACATGGCCGTGACATTCGCAACCGCTTTCGCTCGACTCGGTCGCCTCTTCGACTTCGCCGTCGCCATCCGCGCGCATCAGGCAACGCTCCGCTCCGAGTTCGAGGACACGATGTCGAACTACGCGGACGCGGATCGGGACATGGTGAAGACGATCACGAACTCGATCGAGCGGCGAATCGACGAAGCGGGTCGAGTCGTGCAAGACTTGAAGGCTGACGCCCAGCACACCCTTCGGGAAATGGTTGACGCCGATACAACGGTGCAAGACTATTCTGACAAGGAGGCAACGCTCGAACTGATTCGGCAGATGCTCGCCGCCGGGACTCCCTCGACCGTCGATCGACCGTCGAGCGGATACGTCTCCCTGCCGTCGAACGACAAGGCGACCGCTGGCTCGCTCAACTCCGGCGATGGAATGATGCTCCTTTCCGACATGATGCCGTGGCAAGGTCTGACCGCGACGAATTTGTTCTTCCTCGATTGGCCGTCGATCAAGACCGAGACGATCCGAGCGGAGTGCATTCGAGACGCGACGAGCCGAACGACGCCAGAAGGCGAAGAGGTCTTCCGAGTGACCGGATCGAGGCCGGTCAACTCCCTCGACGAAGAGTGGCCGAAGGGAAGCGGAACGAACGGTCTGATCACGGTCGCGAGTCCAAAGGTTGACGGCGGACGAACTCCAGCGAAGAACGTATGCACGAACTCGGACTTCGAGGACTTCACCTCGAACATCCCGAACAAGTGGACGCTGGTCGCCGGGACGGCTGGGACTCATGTCTATGCAGCGGGAGCCGGATACACCGGATCGAACGCTCTTCGGTTCGTCGGCGACGGATCAACGAATCCGAATATCAAGCAGACGCTCAGAACGACGGCGGGGACGCTCGGTGAGATCAACCCGGATAGGCCGTACTCGATCACGTTCTGGGCGAAGTACGCGACCGCTCGTCCGACTGGATCTCTTCTCGTCTCGGTTCGCGACTCAAGCGGAACGCTTCTGAGTAACGGGATCACCGGGCGACAGATGCAGGCTCTCGTTTCGTCTTCCGATATCACGACCTCATACGCTCAATATTCGATCACCTGCTTCTCGCCGATCGCGATACCAAAGGGATCGGTGATCGACATCCGGTTCTCTGCGAACGTCGCGAATACATCGCAGGTCTTCGTCGATGATGTTGTGATTGCCGAGATGCCGCAACTCCACACCGGCGGACTCGCCTTCCAGATCCTCGGAGGCACGGATCGCTACGCGCTCGGAGATCTCTACACCGCAGCGGTGACGAACAACTCGACGATCTCCGACGGCGGGATTCAGCAGGAGTTCGAGCGGTTCTTCGGGATCGGCTCGCGGTACGGTCTCGCTCTGCCTTCGGCGACCTCGCCGACGATCGCCGACACGCTGATCTCCTGAAGGGTCTGTAGTTCGATCTGTAGTCGAGACTACAGACCGGACTACCTCTTCCATCCCCTATCCCTCCTCCTCCTCCTCTTCCAATCCCTCTACCTCTCCCGCTTCGCGGGTAGGAGATCAGATCGGAATCCTCGACGGCTAGGAGGATCGAGGATCGCTTCTCTTGCGTTCCCGCGTCCCGGACGCGTCGTTCGTCCCCGAATCCCTCGGAGGCGGGAGAGGCGATCCCTCGCTCTCGTACCCGATATCGAGGAATCTGGAGGAATCTCCCGGAATATAGGGGAAGAGGGTAGACGCTAGGACGAAATCGGTTATAGTCCTGACGTCGCGGGAGCGTCCCGCGAATCGACCTCGAATCAAGGAGCAAAAAAATGACCACCTCGACCTCTACCTTCTACGGCGTCCGAAACGGCGAACTCACCACCAACTCGAAGAACTGCAAGCGAGCCGCCGTCCTCGCCGCCGTCGAAGCCGACGGCTTCGTCTACGGCGTCGCCGCCGCCGACGGAACTCTCGAAGTCATCAACCGATCGAAGGAACTCGCCGAGAAGTGGCTCGCCGATCGAAACGACTTCTACCGGCTCCAAACCAAGTACGCCGAACGCGACGGTCGCTCCTACAAGTGGACGGTCGAGAGCGAAGACCTTCAGGTCGTCAAGGTCTACCCCGGTAAGGCGACCGCCGAGGAGGCGGCGTCGAAGGAAGCGACCGTCGCTCCGGCGACCGTCGAACTCACCGACGAGCAGAAGGCGAAGGCGAAGGAGTTCGCCGCCGGTCAGCGGCTCGTCACGCTCGACCGACGACTCGCCGCCGCGATCTCGCTCGGTAACGAAGCCGACATCGCCTTCCTCCGCTACGCGATCCGCGTCGCGGAATGCTCGGAGGCTCGCACGATCACGCCGGGAATCCACCGACCGGGAATCACCGAGAGGATCGTCTGACCGAATCGGGGAGACCGGCAACGTCGCCGGTCTCCCTTCCCCTACTCGAACAAGGAGCAACGACCATGCAAGGATTCACCGAAACGAACGGACTACACGGCACGAAGAACTTCGAGCCTCGCGGACCCCAGCCGGGACGACCGAGCATCAACTCGGTCTCGAACTTCAACGACGGACGACCGATCTGGGCGGAACCTTCCTTCGCCCGGTTCCTCCGCGTCCGACTCCTCTCGGATCGCGGCTATCCCTGTCTCTTATACACATCTCCGAGC